ATAGTTTTTTGATAGTGTGGTTCATTGGGTAAAACACAGTTAATAATTGTAGTGTCTTTATATTCTTCTTGCAACATATTAACTAATTGTTGAGCAAGATAAGGTTGATAGTTTCTATTTGGATTTATGTTTTGATATTGTGCACCATCTGCATAATTCCATTTAGGTTGACCACCAGAAAATTGAATCATAATATATTTACCAATATTATTATCTCCTAACCATTTAGTAACAGCTGCTTTATGATTGTCTGTATAAAGTTTACCTGTCATAGATCTATTAAAATCTACACCGTGATGCTCACAGTAACTTTCAATGATATGTTGTTTACCAAATTGAAAATTTGATTTGTATGGCTCACAATAAAATATATTATCAGACGCCATGATTCTTGGATCTTGTAACGGTATTGTTTGCTCTAATGCAAGTTTAACATCAGGGTTGCCTGCAAAGCAATCGATGTACGGAGTATAGATTTGCACTTCCGATTTTTTTCTTAGTTTAGGTAGTAAAGCAGTGAACGCGGTACATTTACCAACACCACCTTCTACGACGTACGTATTAAGCATTTGTATTCCTTTCGATTTATTAATTACTTTCTAACGCTTCTATTCTAGATTTCAAGTCTTTATTTGTTTCTGATAATTCTTTAATTGCATTGACTAATACTGGTACTAAATGTTCTCCTTTGTACATTAAATTTTCTGGTTGGTTGTTGTCAATAATAACAGGGTTATCTCCTTCTAAAGCCAATATGTCTTGGGCTTTAAATCCATACCTTACATCTCCATGAGGAGTATCATCTTCTCTTGATTTTCTAAATTGAAATGAAACAGGATTTAATTTATTTACAAACTCTAAACCATGAGGAACTGTATTAAAATTAGTTTTATCTCTTAAATCTGAAGTTACTGTCCAAGCAATTTTTATGTAAGCATTAGTGTGATTACCATTACCCATAATAATTCTGTTATCTTGTGTTGTAAATTCTCCACCAGGCGATGTACTACCACAACCAGCGGCACAACCTATGGCTATATTATTATCACCCGTTGTAAATCGCATACCTGCACCATAACCCATAAATGTATTGTTACATCCTGTTGAGTTAGCATTACCAGATATAAGACCCATTGATGTATTTCTTAAACCTTCGGTAGTGCTAGATAATGCTGATGCTCCAACTGCTGTGTTAGAAGAACCTATTGTATTACTACCTAATGCACTAGAACCAACAGCTACATTGTTTTCACCTGTAGTATTTGCATCTAAAGAAAGTTGACCTACTGCTGTATTAGAAGAACCTGTTGTGTTTGCTACCATAGCTTGACAACCAATTGCAACATTATTATCTGCATTTGTATTTGCGAATAAAGTATTATAACCAACTGCTGTATTAGAATGACCATCTGTATTAGTACACATTGATTGAAAACCAATTGCTATGTTGCAAGAAGCTCCTAGGTTAGCACATAGTGCATTTCTTCCTAAAGCTACATTTTTTGTTCCAGAAGTATTTTGTCTCAATGCTGCTCGACCTACTGCTGTATTAGCATGAGCTGTTTGACTAGATTCTAAAGCACCACAACCAATTGCAGTATTTTCAACACCTGATATATTCGCATACATAGCACATTTTCCAATCGCTACATTTTCATAACCTGTTGTATTATTATACAAAACATTTGGACCTATACCTACGTTAGTATAACCTGTAGTAGTTGAATACATAGCATTTAAACCAATACCTACATTTCTATATCCTGATGTGGTTGAGTATAAAGCTTGTCTTCCAACTGCTACGTTAAAATCTGGTGTTGAACCATTGTTACAAAATAATGCTAAATATCCTAAAGCAGTATTACCATCTCCTGTTATATTTTGTGTCATTGTACAATGACCTACAGCAACATTTTGACAACCTGTTGTAGTAGAAACCAAACTTTTAAATCCAATCGCTACGTTAGCATCTGCTGTTTCATTATTTGCTAATGCTCCACAACCTATTGCAACATTATTATCTCCTGTAGTATTATCTCTTAATGCAGCATCTCCAACAGCAGTGTTAAAACATCCTGTTGTAGTTAATTTTAAAGCACCACATCCAACTGCTGTGTTGCTATTGGCTGTTGTATTTGTACTTAACGAACAAAAACCAACTGCTGTGTTACTATTGGCTGTTGTGTTAGCGTCTAAAGTTAAAGCACCTAGTGCTGTATTACTTGCACCAGAGTTATTATTTTGTAATGCCCCATTTCCCACTCCAACATTATCACCTCCAGTTAATGCGTTTTGCATAGCCGAAACACCAATTGCAACATTGCAATTAGCAGATGTTCCTTTTCTTATTGCATTTGTTCCTATTCCAATATTTCTTGTTCCTGTCGAAACATCTCTTAAACTTTCAAAACCTATGGCTACATTATCTGAAGCTGTTTCAGAAGAATGTAATGCACAAGCACCAAGAGCAACATTTTTATCTCCTGTGGTAAGTGCAGTTCCAGCCTTATCTCCAATCGCTGTGTTTTGATTTCCACCAGATGCGATACTGTCTAAGGCAGTATCTCCCATAGCAACATTGGCACTACCTGTTGGATAGTTACCATCTAATTTTACTGAACCATCTACATTAACAGCACCTGCAACTGTTAAAGATGTTAAAGTTCCAAGTGAAGTTATACCTGATTGTGCTGCGTCTACATTTAAAGTTACATCACCAGATGTTCCACCACCTGATAAACCTGTACCTGCAACAACTGAAGTAATATCACCTGGTAAAGATCCACCATTATTTTGTAATGTTCCTACAATATTTACAGTGTCATTTGCTTTACCAATAGTAATTGTATTACTAGATTCGTTAATAATATTATTACCTGCTTGGTCCTGGATTGTATCTACTTTTATAATACTACTCATTTTCTAATTCCTTTACTCTTGCTGTTAGTTCTTTTATTGCATTAACTAATACTGGTATTAAATGTGAATTAGTTAATTTTAAATTTTCTTCATTTTCATTATCAATAATAACATTATCACTTCCTTCAAGTTCAATTATGTCTTGTGCTAAGAATCCATATTTTTTTAAACCATGTGGTTTAGGGTTTTCTCTAGATTTTTTAAATTTAAAACTAACTGGTTTTAACTTTTCTACAAATTCTAAACCATGTGGTACTTCTCCAATTTCTGTTTTATCTCTTAAATCTGATGTTACTGTTAAGGCTACTTTTATATAAGCATTTGAAATATTATTGTTACCCAAAACAAGTCTATTATTTTCAGTTGTTGCATTAAAAACTGCATCTGTACCAGCTTCTCTACCTAAAATTACATTTCCTGTTCCTGTAGTAATATTACAACCAGCTTTATTACCAACTGCTGTATTTTCAGTCCCCGTTGTTGCAACTTTTAAAGCGAAAACACCTACACCTACGTTTTGTCCACCTGTAGTATTACCACAAACTGATTCTTGTCCTACTGCTACGTTTTGACTTGATGTTTGATTATTACGCAGAGCTAATCTACCAATAGCAGTATTACAGCTCCCTGTTGTATTAACACATAATGCTTTGTTTCCAATTGCTTGATTATCTGTTCCCTCAGTATTATTTAATAATGGTGAACATCCTACAGCAACATTATATTGTCCTGTTGTGTTAGAGCTTAAAGCCAAATGACCAACTGCTGTGTTATCTGACCCTGTCGAATTTGATAATAAAGCTGATACCCCAACAGCTGTATTATTAGAACCTGTACTAGTTGTTAAAGCATCTACACCAACTGCAGTATTACAATCTCCATCAGTAACAGACGCTAAAGAACTTTTACCAACTGCTGTATTTTTTTCTCCTATGGTGTTACCATTAAGAGCAAAAGAGCCAACAGCTGTAATATTACTTGCTGTTGTATTGTTAAATAATGATCTTCTACCGATTGCTACGTTATCACTTCCTGTAGTAAGAGCAAATAAAGATTGCGTCCCTAATGTTATGTTGTGGCTACCAGATGTTAAAGCAGTGTAACCTTGATAAGCAACTGATACATTACAGTGTCCTGTTAATGTTCCTTGACCAGCACCTTGCCCAATCATTATATTTCCATTACCTGTAGTCAAACCACAACCAGCTCTTTCACCAACTCCTATATTTGAATCTCCTGTAGTCTGATTGAGTAAAGCACAAACTCCAACTGCAACTGTGCTTCCACCTGATGTGTTATCTTGTAAAGATAAATATCCTACAGCTGTATTATTATTACCTGTACTATTTCTTAACGTATCAGTACCCATTGCAACATTTTTAATTCCTGTTTGGTTAACACACATAGAATCAAGTCCAATGGCAATATTGTTACTAGCTGTCGTGTTTGCAGTTAAAGCATTTTTTCCTAAAGCTACATTATTTGTTCCTGATGTGTTAGCTTTTAAAGAATTTGTACCGACAGCAGTGTTATTATTTGCTGTTGTATTTCCACCTAAAGAACCACAACCTATCGCAACATTGTCATCTCCTGTTTGATTAGAACCCAAAGAACCATATCCATAAGCAGAGTTTCTACAACCCTCTGTATTAGCAAACATTGATGTATAACCAGAAGCAATATTTGCAATTCCTGTTGTGTTTGCTTTTAAAGAACAAGACCCAACAGCAACATTTCTGCAACCTGTGCTAACAAATAAAGCATTACTTCCAACTGCTGTACTGTCAGAAGCTGTAGAATTATTTTGTAAAGCATCTAAACCTACTGCTGTATTATTGGAACCTGTTGTATTTGAATCTAAAGAATCTTTTCCAACAGAAACATTTCCTGTTCCTGTTGTGTTAGCACATAAAGCACTTGAACCAATTGCTGTGTTGTTAGATGCTGTAGTATTACATTTCAAAGATTGTCTACCAACAGCTACGTTATTTTCTCCAGATGTGTTTACTAATGCTGAACCTGAACCAACAGCAACGTTATCTGAACCTGTACTGTCTCTTAAAGAATAAGAACCAACAGCAACATTATTTGCTCCTGTTATATTTGTAGTTAATGCACATCTTCCTATTGCAACATTATCGCTTGAAGTTGTATTTGCATCTAAAGCTAAATCTCCAACAGCAGTGTTTCCATCTCCTGTAGTTATTGCTGTTCCAGCATTGTGTCCAATAACAGTATTACTAACACCACCAGCTTGAACTGAATCTAAAGCAGTATCTCCTAAAGCTACGTTATCTGTTCCTGTGGGATAATTACCATCTAATTTGATTGTACCACCGTCAACAACAAAGTTTCCTGTAAGAGTTAATCCTCCACCAGGAGCTAAACTTACACCTGAAGGTACAACAACCGTGTCTCCTGAAGTTCCAAGAGTTAACGTTGTTCCTGATTGCGGGTCTATTTGATCTACTTCAATTTTACTCATTATACTATTACCAAAGTTCCTGTTACTGTTTGTGTTCCTGAAATTGTGACTGGTCCTGCAAGAACTCCAGAGTCCATTGTTTGATTAAGACTTAAAGTTGAAGCATGAGTTACAACAAAAGGTGTTGCATCCATTACTGGAGAAATAGTTTTCTTAGCTGGCAATGTACAGAATACAGTTTTAGTTCCTGCACCAAAGTTTACTAACGCATCAGAATTAGAAGATGAAATGACCGACTGTCTTGAAAGCGTATCTGTCCCTGCATCAGTTACAGTTCCAGTACCAACTTCAAAATCAGTTGTACCATCATGCACAATAGCATAATAAGTTTGCACACCATCTCCAATACCGGCAACGAATGTTTCAAAACCTTGACTAGTAAAAGTTCCAGTTAAGTCAATTGTTCCTGTGCCAGTAGTCGTAGTGGATTGCTTAACCCTATCGTTAATTACAAATGCCGTCATTTACTACTCCAAAAATCTTATGCGTTGCCAAGTCTAATAATTGCACTAGAAGAGTTTGGTGTTGGGAACTGAATAACGAAATCACCGTTAGTTGCAGTTTTTGATCCACCGAAGTCTAAAACTAATACAGCATTATTAGATCCGCCACTCTTATAAATCAGTGCTCCTACTGCTGTTAAAGTTACAGAACTAAAAGTTAAGTCTGCAAAATCAACGTATGCAATATTACTTGAGATTGCTACACCATTATTAGTTAAAGCGTTTCCACCTGCAGTATAACTTGTACCAGATGAAGAAACTTCATTAGTAGTAGTATATGCTGTAGTAGAACCTGCGCTGAAACCACCTAAAGATGTATACAAAGCAAGTTTAAAAGAGGTTCCACTATTTCCCGATGTATCAAAACTAAACACGGATTTTAGTAGATCTGTTTTAAAAGAGTCAGGTACTATATTTGCCATTTAATTGTCTCCTTAATTTATTTATGGTGATGGTGATTTTAAAGGAGTTCGAATAACACCATCTTGATATTCGTCTCGGCGTCTACGACCTTGTTGTTCGATCGCGTACGATTGTAAAGCTCTTTTGAAAGATCCTTCGTAGTATTGTAACATATCTGCTGGACCTTTCAAGTATCCATATGCTTCTACCAGACAACCATATAAAAGTAAATCCTGATATTTATTAGATGTATAAGTACCATTTGTACTTGGTGGGGTAACTCCAGTTGTAGTAGTAATACTTTCTGGTTGTTTTGTATATGCTAAAGTTATTAAATTAGTTGCGTTTGGGGTAGGAGCCACTATCCAATAATTAGCATCCCAGTTAGCATAGTATTTAGGTATACCAGATGCAGTTCCAGGTGTGTCATAAAAAGTTGCCATATAAGATGTATCTTTTTTTTCTAAAAAAGTTTGATCTCCATTTGAATCAGTTAACTGAACATATCTAATAAATCTTAAATCAGATGGTATAGTTACATATCTACTTCCAGATGCTAAGTTTGATGTTGCATAAAATCTATTGTCATCAGAATCTGCTTCTCTATAAATTCTGTTCTCTGCATTTTTAATTATAGTATCTAAAACAGAGCTTGATAAAACAGAACTATCTACTTCAGTATAGTTTCTAATATCGTCTTGTAAATTTGCTAAAGTATATGCCATTACTCAGAATCTCCACTATGTTTTTTACTTATTTTTTCTGCTTTATCAGATCTTAATTCTTCGTACATTTCAAGATGAGGGTCTTGTCTTTCAGGTTTAAATATATTTTTAATCCAATTAATAATTTTTTTAATCATGGTGTTATAGTTATAGGACCAACGGAACAACCGTAGCCTCCTCCTTTTATATTTCCTGTTGTAGCAGTATCTGCATTAACTGTAAAGAAGAAGAAATTAGATAGAGCATAATCTGTTGTAACTCTTGCACCATTATCATAAAGACCTGTTGTAATTGCATATCCTGATCCTTGAGTTATTTGCGCTCCAGTAATTCCATCAAAGTTTGGAATTGCTGCATAAGCAAAAACAGGATTAGTAGATGTGCCTGTTCCAGGAGACGTTGTAGGTGCACCTCTAAATAAATAAGTTGTACCATTTGTTAAACCATGTCCTGGTACATTTACATTTATAATACTTGATCCCGCTTGATAAGTTTCAAAACCATCTTGTGGTATCATTACAGTTGTAATGGGTTCTGTTCTATCGGGTCTTACTTGTAACAATGCAATACCATCACCACCAATTGGTTTAGGCTCAAGTTGTGGTTGCTTAGGTTCAAACTCTGTATAATGAACAAACGAACCATTCCATTCTCTAACCATTTCTCTATACGGAAATTCTAAACCCGATCTATCTGATATAGCTTTTGAATGTTTTCCTGTTGCGTACTTAGACATTAAGTTCCTGGGTAATAAGCTTTAGGTGTAATAAATGTACTTGAAGCTGAACCGTCCTCTTGTAATGCTCTTTGAAATTCATCTTCGTAAACTAATTTCATTTGTTGAGTTAATTGTGGAGCATACTTCATGGATAAATAATAAGTTAATCCTGAAACCATACAAGGTATAAATCTAAAAGGCATATCAGTTGCATTTGTGTAAGCACCAATATCTTGAATTCTTTTTATATAATAAAAATGCATATCTTTAGATGCATTAGTTGAATCTGGTGTAGGATAAACATTTATACTAACATGATCTATGAATCTTTGTACCCAATATTGATTAGGTGTACCTTTTGATAATTTATTTGAAAATGCAGCATAAGTTGATCTATCAACTTTTGTCATTGGACTATCTGATTGATCTGTTGCTGTTCTATCTGATCTTAACTGTGCTTCAAGGACATCGGATATTCCATAAACACCATTTGGATTTGATGTGGCACTTGTACCATCAGAACTTGCTCTAAAAAATTTATATTCTGCTTGTCCTTCAACTAAATCAAGATCTAATTCATCTATTTCCCAATAGTGAATACCTCTATTACCCCACTCTTGAAGCATTATATTTAATGATCTTCTTGAGGTTTTTAATTGATAACCTGATACTTGTTGAATACCTAATCGTTCAAAAGCTTCTTCTACTATTTCATCAATAGAAAAAGTTTTATCAAACGTAGTTGTTCCAGAGGTAGTGTTAGCCATTTAACCTCCTAGCCAGTGTAACCGATAGTAACCGATGTCGTGTTAGTTAAATCTAAATATATTCCAGTTGTACAACGAATCCCGCTTCCTGGAACATAAATATCTAAACCTTCTTCTCCAAAATTTGCTTCGTAAACTAAAGTTCCTGTTGCGTCTGTTCCATCGTAAAGTTTGATATTACTATTAGCAACGCCTTCACCTTGAATATAAGTTATTCTAGCTGGTCCAATAAATGAACCTGTTGCGTTTGTAGCTCTACCAAATCTTCCATCTGAAGTTCTTGCAGAAAACTGTTGGTCTGATGATGCCATAATTGTTTCTCCTTAAAATTAATATGTGGGGCCAAAGCCCCACACTAATTATTTATTATGCTTCTTTAGCAAATACACCTTGTACATCAACAATCGTCCAATGAGTTGTTGAGTTTAAAGATGCACATACTACAAAGTCACCAACTTTTGATGTAGATTTTGTATTAATTACATCTTTATCATCTGTTAAAGATCCAGCATACAAAATACCATCGTTAGCATTTGGGCTAATAGTTAAAGTGTTAGTTCCATCTTGAGCTGTATTTACAAAAGTAAATATTCTTCCGATAGAAATTGCAGGTAAAGTAAATACCACACCATCAGTTGATGATGTAAAAGTTTTACCAGAATCTGCATTTGTAACTGTGTAGTTAGCTTCTTTGTTTTCTAGATTGAATCCAGTTAAACCTGCTTCGTTAAATTTACCTTGCAGTACTGGTCCTCTAAATAGTGTTTTAGCCATGATTATTCTCCTAGTTGTATTCTACATGGT